GTAGAAATTACATCTTTAATGACATTAAAAGTAGTTGAAACCAAATCCATAATAGATTTTCCCCAAGTATTCCAAAAATCTTTAATTGTATTAAGCACAGATTTAGTTACATTCCATACTGCTGTTAGTATTGTTGATATGGTTTGTTTTATCAGAGGCCAATTTGCTACCACCCAATCTACTACTTGTTTTAAAATTGCCAACATAAATGCCATTACAGGTTTTAAAATGCTGTTATAAACTGTTGTTATCCCTTTAAAAACTGCTTCAAAAGTTGCTTTAATTTCAGGCATATGTAAGACAACCCAATCAATAACTGTCTTTAATGCATCTACTATTATTACAAGTAATGGTTTTACATAAATATCATAAGCAATTTTCATTCCTGCCATTACATCTTCAAAGGCTTTCTTCATTGCTGGTAAATTTGATTTAAACCATGCTACTATATTATTAAAAGTATCTATTAATATCGGTTTTATAAAAGCGATAAATTCCTCAGTTTTTGTCCTTATCCCACCCCAATTATTAATAAATGCAGTAGTTAATAATGCTATTCCTGCTATAATTGCTACAATTGGTAATGATAACCCACCTATTAAACTACCTAATCCACCTACAACTGGTCCGAGAACACTCATCACTTTAGAAACTATAGATACTCCTCCTGCTAATAACCCTATTACAGTTGTTGCTGATAATACTATTGCAATTATTTTTTTTGCCTCGGGCGAAACATTTGCTAAATATGTAGATAAGTCACCTAATTTAGTTGCAAATTTAGTTATTACTGGTAAGAGAACATTACCTATTCCAACCTTTAACGCATTAAAATTATTCCCTATAACTGTAATTTGTCCAGGGAGTGTTTTCATTGCTCCCTCAGATACGCCTTTGTATGAAGTATTTAATCTTTTATTAATTTCTTCCATGGAAATACCTTTTTTAACTTCATCAGCAGTTACTATTCCTAATTTAACTAAGCCTTTCATACGACCATTTTCGGCATCAGCTATGATATCACTAGACTCTTTTAATGTAATATGTTTAGCACTCGCAAGTTCTGTCATCCCTGCTTGGTCTTTTAGTGCACTACTCAAACTAACATGTTTTGTTATAAGGTTATCTAAAGCTTCTTTTGCTTGACCACCACTATATACAGACATTTTTGTTACACCTTTGGTGAATTCATCAACTCCAACTTTAGCTTTACTCCATGCTATACCTTGATTTTCTAACTTCTGTTTCAACGCTTCTGTTGATGCACCAGCTTTACTGGCTGATTCTACTGCACTAACTAAAAAAGTTCCTGCTATTAGACCTACAGCTCCTAATGCTTGACCAACTACTTTACTAGCATTAGCCATGTTTTTAAAATGACTAGTCGTTGATTTATCTGTGTCTGATGCTTTCTTATCAATTTTATCTAAGCCACTAGTAACTCCATTGTCTTTTAATACAACACTACCAAACAACGAAAATATTTCCATTAGTTATCAACCCCTTTCATGTTGTTTGGATTGAGTCTATCTGATTTTCTAATCTCATCAGCCTCGGCCATAATTCTTAATGCTGCTTCATGTTTATCTGCATATGTTTCTGTTTTTGCTTCTATTTTTGCATATGATTTCTTTTTATAATCTTCAAAACTTATAAAATTTTTCTCATCCATACGTGGATAATCTAACTTCCACATTTCCCATAATCTATCATCATTTTCTTTCTTTAGTCCATCTACAATTAATCTAGTTAATGCTCCATATTTTAATCTCGTATTATATATACTGATACCATATTGGCTATAAAGTAAGCTTAGAATATTGGAATATCCTACTTTACAGCCGACTTGAAAAGTTCTATTGCTTCCTCATCCATTAATATTTCTTTTAATGATCCTATTGTTTTACCAATACTCTGAGCCTTAACTTCTTCTACTGTAAGTCCCTCAAATACTGAAACAACCTCAAATACTTCTTCCTTAATTAGAGGTGTGCTTTTGAGAATAAACATAACTAATTTAATTCCTAATGCTTTATTGTCTATTTCTTTACCTTTATTTTCTTTAGTCATTTTTGTTCTGAATCCATCTACATCTAATTTTTCATAAATTTCAACCACCATTGGCAAAGCATCGTATACTATATCTGTTTTTAACATTATTAATAAACCTCCCGATTTTATATATTTTAACCTTAAAAAGCACCCTATAAAAGAGTGCTAGTTTGAATATGTTCTATGCTGATTTAGGATATCTAATTTCATAAGGTACAACATTTGGTGTTAGTGGATCTCCAAAAGCCGTTAAAACCGTTGCTAATCCATTGTCATTATCATCTTTTGTAACTAATTTAAGTCCATCCGTAGCAAGAGCATTAGAGATTATGATTATAACTGGTTTAAGCGGCTCACCTGAAATAGTAGCTACAAGTGCGACATTTGTAAGATAATCATTTTCATTGATTTCATATTTTCCTGTGATTATGTCATAGTCAGGATTTGTAACTGAATCTACATTACCCATTAAAGCCATTTTAAGTGTTTCAGTAGTAACTTCTAGTAGAGTAGTTGTAAGAGTTATATCCATATCTGTTACAAATCTAAGCCCCTTTTGAAGTCCTTTAAGACCATCGCATTTAACATCCCTTGTTTTTACGGTACAATTAAATGTTGAACCACCAGCCGTAGCTCCTATAGCTTTCTCTGTTGCTAAGCCGTAGTCAGAATAAATACACCCAGCTCCTAGTAAAAGGTTCTCGCCAGTTTGGGCATTATATGAACTTGTATTTGTGCTATTTGTTCCCATTTATAATTCCTTCTTTCTGTTGATGTGCTTTTTAATGTGAGCCAACACAAAAAAACTCCTTAGATTCTCTAAGAAGTGTTAATACATTATTTTATTTAATCCAACATTTACAAAAATATCTCATTTGTCTTCTTTGGATTCCATTTGTTTCATCGTCTAGTTTTAATCTATAGGGGGTATTTCTAAAACAATTGCAAAACATACTCTCGTTAGTTACCATTAAGTTTTTAAAAATATCATCTACTTGTTTTGCTAAAGTTTCTATCTCTATAATGGAAGTTTTATTGTCCCAAATATCTATTTCTAATAAATTTACATCAGCAAAATTAGCAGAAAGTGTATTAGGAAAATTAAAAACTATGTACGGATAAACTTTTTTATCTGCTAAAGCAAGTGGATATAACTCTGCAAATGTTGGTATTCCTAAAGTAGATAATTGTTCCTTAACTAACTTATAAGCTTCTAACATGCTTATTTACCTCCAAATTCATGCTGATAATTCTTTCTAGCAACATTTATTATCCTTGGAATAGCATTAACTACTCCTGGTTCAAGATAAGGTTGTGCTGGTTGACCGATTCCCTTTTCTACGGCTAGTGCGTATTTTCCTGCTTCTGCATCTTCAGGAATTCCAATAGCCACACCAGTTTCATCATCAAAAATTTCATGTGTAATTGCTCTTTTTAATGTACCTGCGGTATGATCTCCCTCTGTTACTCCTACTGGACATAATTGTTTGGCTTCTCCCTCACATAAAACTCCAACCCCATCACAAAATCCTGCCATAGCTAATTTCATTTTTACATTTACTTCTGTTCTATAACTTTTTACTGTCATCTATCCCACCTCTTCAATTTATATTATTTAATACTATTTCAAAATGGTCTCTGTCATAAGGGATTTTCATTACTATATAATTTTTACCTTTAAATACGATAATACTTCCTTCCACTATATCTTCGTTTATTGAGCAAAACATAAGCTTAGTAACAGCTATGTCATATCCATACTTCTTTAGCGTTAACGCTCTGCTAAAAGGTTGTATATCACACATTATAGGTTTACTAGTTTGATTTCCTTCAACATATCCACCATACTCATCTTGAGTTCCAACACCCTTATTTATTAATATTGCTCTATCTCTTTTTAGCATATTATCGCACCCTTATTCTAGGGAATGGTAATAAAGCTTTTACACTATCAGGTAAATCACTAGTATATGTACCCGATGTTCCACCTTGCGAGAATATTGACAATCCTTCATTTCCACGTTTATTCATACAAATAATAGTGTATTCAATAATTGCATCAGGAAATAAACTCATCATATCTGTTTCATCAGTTTTTAAGTAATTAATAATAGCTGTACTAGCTTTTCTAATATAAATATTTATTATATTATCTTGTAATGCATCTTCTATTTCTAATAATGTTTTTATATCATCTAAAATTCCCATTAATTATTCCCCTCCCAATTAAAATAAGAGGGAAATTTATCCCTCTTATTTTAACTAAATTTTATGTTTTAATATAACAATTCTTATATTTTTAGTATCATAAACTTTAGTCCAATTTCCTGCTGTAGCAATTTCTGCAAATGTAGGAGTTTTACCCGCAACAATAGCATCAACCCATTTAATTCCTCTAGGATGTAATACAAAATGTTGTCTGTTGATTAGTATATCCTCTCCTGCTAGTTTATCTCTATCTGTTTCAGTTGGTACTGGAGCAGAACCGTTTCCAAGACCAAACGCACCTTCACCAAATAAATAAGTAGTGTAAACTCCTGCTGTTACTGGGCAAGCATCATCCACAATTACTTTATATCCTAAATAAGTAGGAAAAGCGATATTACCATCACTTGTAGTTGTATAAATTATTAAATTCTCTTTTTGTAATTTAGTAAATACTGCACTGTGCATACCTATTCCAGTTAACTTACTTGCATTGTCTCCTAATAATTGCTTTGCATCTAATACAGTGCTACCACTGATTACTGCTAAATCACCAACTAATCCAGATATATCAGATACATTTGTACTTGCCGTTGTTGCAATTCCTTGTAAAGATTTAAATAATATTTTACTTCTTTCTCCTACCCAAAATTTAGCAACTTTTGAAGCTATTACTGCCATTGGATCAGCTCCACTTAAAGCCTGTGCTAAATCATTTACTCCCCAAGCTTTACCTCTCATATGTAATCTAGCCACGTCTTGACCAGTTGTAATTGCGTTAACTCCGAGTGGTGAACTATCTGATAATTCCTCTGAATCACCTGTTAAATCATTAAAATAAGGCATATTAATAGTTGTTCCACCTGATAATGCTAAAGCATCTAATTGTGCATCTGTTTGGATTATTCCACTTTGAACAAAAGCATCTAACCTATTTGTTTCCTGAATTACATATTTATTAAAAACTATTGGTACGATTATATCTGATATTTTTACTGAAGCCATTGAAAATCGCCATCCTTCTTTTTTATAATGTGCAAGATAATTATGCCTCTTGCCATAGCATTTTTATATTTTTATAATCTTTCTAAACCAGGACATGTTAAATCTGCATTAGGTACTATTAAAATGTCTGTTGCATTCATATCTTTTAAAATTTCTTGCATTGCTACTGCTTTCATATTAAATTTTCCACCATTAGCAAGATATTTATTTCTCTTTGCTATTATAGAATTTTTTAATATTGTTGCATCTATTGCCATTTAAATCACCTCTTCTTTTTATTGGGCACTATCCATTAAGGTTTTAGCAAGTTCAGGATTTTCCATAAATATTTTACCTTGTTCAGTAAGATTAAAACTTTCAGCACTCCAAGGGTTCTTTCCTGAAGGGGATTTAGTACCTATAGCTGGCTTATATCCACCTTTTAATCTTTCTAAAACTAATGTTTCAACTTGTGCTGTGAATACACTTTCAAATGCTTGTAGATTTTTAGTTGTAGTCTCTTCATCAGATCCTACAAAAAAGTCAACCAATTCAACTGGAAGTTTCTTTTCTTGAGCCATTTTTAAAGCCTTATTAGTTAAGTCCTTTTTATTAGAATCGCTTTGCATTTTATCGAATTGTGCTTGAAGTTGTTTGAATGCAATATCTTTTGGATCTGCTGTAGGATTTTCCTTCGCAAATCTTTCCTGATATAGCTTATCTAAATTATTTGCTCTCCATGAGTCTAATCCTTTTGCGTGATATGTATCTAATTTAGGTTGTAGTAATTTCTTACCATCTTCACCATCTAAAAAACTATTGACTCTATCGGATGTTATAAAACCTCCAACATAATCTTTAACATCTGCATTGTCTTTATTTGCTTCTATATATATTTTTACTTCTTCAAAATTCTCTATTGCCATAATATTGCTCCTTTTGCCCCGTATATACCTAAGTCTATAAAGTGCATTTTATTTTGTGTTGCTATAATGTGTTTCTTTTAACTCTACTTACACATAAAAGAATCCGTTGTTATAATAAATATTTTATTCTTCTGATTTTCCAGCTTTCCAATTCTTATAATCAGTTGCAGGAATAATTTCTTTATTGGTGTTATCCTTACGTTCTTTAGATTTCCAACCGGGATATGGAACATTTATAAGTACACATCTACAACCAATATGAGTATCTTCTACTGGAATTGGATGTGTCTCATTGATTCCCCAAACTTGACCATCTAATGAAGCATCTTCATCTTCTGTCTTATCATCAAGTGTGGAACTCCACATAACTTGTTCTACTTCTGCATCTGCTGCAACTTCATCGGTGGCCTCTCTCTGAACTCTACTATTCTCATTATCTTGTAATAATTTACTTTGATAAGCTGTTACAGAAAATCTATCTTGTATTTGTGATCCTAAAACATCAATAGTTACTGCTCCAAGTAAAGCTGTTTTAACATGGTCTTGTATCTTATCAATCAAATCAGCCTTATGACCAATAATTCTATCGGAGAATGATTCTCCCTCTGTTTTAGACGTGACAGAATCCTTAATAATTTTATTGTCTAATTCCTTAAATTTTTGATTTAATATAAAAGCATTTTTATTATAAGTTTCTTTATATACGTCTGTTAATATATCTGTAACACTAGTTATTTCACTATTACTAAGTGATTTACCCATTAGAGTCAATTTAGATTTAACTTGACTTATAATAGAAGCTTTTTGACTTGAATTTAATACTAATAATCCTTTTGTACTATATTTAATAAACAACATTCCAATAAAATTATGTAAACTATCTAGTTCAGATTTTTGAGACTTATATACATCATTCATAGCTTTATCACCATATTTGTGTCCATCTACTGCAATGCTTTCTATTTGAGCCTTATAATCCTTATTTATAGTTATTTTAGCCATTATTTCTTACCTTTTACAGCATCATATATATCTACTAATATACAAAATATAATTATTCTATAGACATATAAGCCTAACGTTGATAATGTTATCATTTATGCAGCACCTCCATTAACAGGAATAGTATTATTATTTGAATTGTTAAGTAAATCAGCACCTATAGATAATGCTTTAGCTTCTATTTCTTTTTGTTTCATTTCATTGTCAACATCTTTAATGAAACTAAATTGTGATAAACCTGTCTTAACAGAAAACTCAGGATATTGTGATAAAATTTGGGCAATTAACATATCGTCGCTAGGTATGTTGGGGGTGATAAGACACTCGATATCCTTCCAATCATAAGAAGTACCTTTAGTTTTAGCTAAATATTCAAATAAAAATTCAATACGTGTTTTAAAACAATCTTGTATGGCCTGAATATTATTTGTACATTTATTTATTAATCCAATCAACTGATTTTTTAATGCTAAACTTGATGTATTACTTGATAAAGATTGATTATAGTTAATATGATTTGCTAACATATAGATATTTTCTTGAAGTGTCTTTAATGTATTTTGAATAAAGCTATCATTCAAATTTTTAATAAGATACTCTGCTCCAGCTTTATCATTTGGTAATTGAAGTATTCCCATTTCTTGCATCTTAGTTATATCTTCATCAATTAAATCACATGCTCTTAATATTAAATATGCATTTCTGTTATCTGAGATTTCATTACAAATATCACTTAATATAATTGAATAAGCATCTTGTAAACTTTTAATATTACAAAATAAACTTTCATATACAGTGCCTATATTAACAATAGATACTGGAATTCTACTAAATATATTTTGTTCAGGTACTCCTATTTGTTCAAATAATCCCCCTAGAACTGTATAATGCGTTATGTTTTCATCTGTAAATACATCAGCATATTCAGTTGTATCAAATTTTTTGTGGTAAAATCTTACAAATACTTCTATATATCCATTATCATCTAATAAAGCGTAACTATCTTGAGGTGTACATATTATTGAAGCAAAGTCTCCACGTTTATCTGTGAAATATAATTCATAAGCCTGATTAAAAATTAAGCTTTGTTTAACAAGTTCTTTATTATGTTTAAGACTCCAAGATTTAAAAGCACTATTTATATCTTTAATTTCTTGAACATTATTTGTATTTGATGTATATGTAACTGGATTACCAATAACATATGAAGCTTCTTCATTAACAAATTTCTGAGTATAATTACAATTTATTTTACGATTACTTCTTAATTCACACTCTGTATAATTTTTTAATGCATAAGATTTTCCATCATAATAATCTTGCATTTCGTCATATAGAGGTTTATTCAGTTCATAATCTACTCTAATATTCTCCAATAGTGTTGCCACTTTGCACCTTCCTTTCTTATAGACCTAGCAATCGCCTGTCTAATAATTTAATATGTCTATTAACAACTATTTCTTTTACATCAATCATAAATTGTGAAACATTATCAATTGCATCATCATGTTGAGTATATTTTTGTCCTGCAAATGTTTTAATTTGTTCAGTAAATTCCTTATCTTCTTCATTAAATATAATAGTTCCATTATTAACATCTTCAATTATTGTGGAAATTTTTTCATCTTTATTTCTGTGCTGCATATTATTAATAAAAGTTATTCTCCTATGAGATAGTTCAGTGTCTTTAGCCATTAGTTCTTGAATTTTAATTACATCTGTTCCAACATATAAATTTTTTTCTATACTTACGTGAGTAACATCAGGATACTCTTTAATCATTGCAACAATCTTGTCACATAACTTTAAGAAAGGTAGTTTAATAATTATTCCTTTCCTAATATAAGCAAATTCATTTGTCGCAATAGAACCAACTATAATAGAACTATAATCTGATTTCTCGGTAGTTGAACTAGCAGGATCACAAATTAACATTGTCTTAATAAACGAATGTTCATTCATTTCCGAAGTTGAAATAGCCTTAATAGTTGTAAACCATTTAGCACCAACGTTTTGACAATCACACATTAACTCTTGCATAAAAGCTGTTCTCTTAGAAAAATACTTTCTAGCAAGTTCATCGCACTGGTATTTTTCCCATATGGTAGTAAATTCCATTTCTAACTTGAATTTAGTATAATATTCTTTTAATAAAATATCTTTATCTTCTTTATCTAATTTATCATTAAATAATAATTTCTTATAATGTTGCCAAAAAGTATTATTCTCAAAGTAATCATCTACATCAAAATTAACAACTTTTCTATGGAACACTTTAAATGTTACATCTGTTTTAATACTGTTAATAAAATCATCAGAACAAAGAGGAGTTCCTATAACAAGAAATTTTGTACCTGATTTAATTTTCTTATTATTTCTAATTACTTCTGCATCTCCTGATTCTGATATTTCCTTATAAAATTTATTTAATACTTTCTCCTTGGCCTGATCTGTTAGAATATCATCTTCAGATAAAACATCATCACATATAATTGTTGTTGGCCTGTAGATTCCATCTATGTTACCGTAAGTCGTACCACGAACACTACTTCCCCATGAGAAAGCTTGTATCTTAGTTTTGTTACCCAAAACAATTTCTTGTTTATTTAAAGTACCAAATTTTCTATCTACTAATACTCCAAATGCTCCTACTATAAATGGATTCTCTAACATTTTACGTGTATCGGCTATAAATTGAACAGCATCAGCTTCTTTATTACCTATTACAATCGTATATATAGATTTTTTATAACAATGCAAATAACAAGACAAGGCTTTATTTATAATAGTAGATTTACTGCAACCTCTGGGAAGTATAAATTCTTCTTTATCATATTTATCTTCTATAAACATTTTCTGTAATTCATTCCATATATCTAAATGGACTTGAGCTAAATTTCTAGCAACGTTATCTGATTTAGGAATAAATGTATTCTGTAAAAAGTATAAGCAAAAGAATTCTAAATGTGATTCTGCAAATGTATAAGCTAGTCCACCTTTTCCAAATAAATTAGGAGCATTCTTCTCCATTAATTTCTTAGTTGCTTCGGTTGCTTGTTTAGGTGTTGCCTTCTTTGAAATAAATTCTAATCGTAGATATTTAATAAGAAGATATCTGTTGAACTTATCTTGATTAGTAAATATCTTATTATCATAAAAAATTTCTATTGGTGTTATATTATCCAACAGATATCATCTCCCTTATATTATTTTGTTACTATCTTCGAAGTTGAAAAAATTATAAAAAAATTATAGAGTCAATCATTTGGGGATTTTGAAATCTCAAAAAAGAAGGTGCCGTCTATTCTATTGCAATAAAAAAGACAATGGATTATTTTCCATCATCTAGTTGAGCTATTTTTCTTTTTCTCATTTCCCTTGTTAATGTGGCCTTACTTATCTGTGTCATGTCTACTACTTTAGTATATGAGTTTCCTTGTTGTATTAAATCTAATGCATGATTGATTTGAGTATCTGTATATAGTTTAGGTCTACCCTCTTTGAATCCTGCTTTAGTTCTAGCAATTGCTTTACCTTCTTGAGTTCTTTCCACTATCATATCTCTTTCAAACTCTGCAAAGGAACTCATTATATTGAACACCATTCTACCTATAGGTGTATCTTCTACTATACCCATGTTAAGTATATGTATCTTAATACCCTTGTTCATAAGTTCTTTAACCAGTGTTATACCTTGTCCTGCTGTCCTTGCGAACCTATCTAACTTAGTAACCACTAATGTATCTCCAGCGTTTAATTGTTCCATTGCCTTATTAAACTCTGGCCTATCTATCTTAGTTCCTGTATATTGTTCTTTATATATTTGGTCACAACCTTCTGCTATAAGTTTATTCTCTTGTTCTTCTAATGAATTATTATCTAGCTGACCTTTGCTGCTAACTCTTGCATATCCGATCTTCATAATACACAACCCCTTTTGACTATTAGTTTTGATTACGTCTAACACCTTGATTATACTATATCAAAATATCGTAGTCAATACTTAAAGGTTATGATTATGAAATATATTTATTGATAAGATAAAACGTTTGTTTTATTCAGTTATAACATCAACATCAATCACATCATTGAACTGTTCGAAGTCTTCGAGTAGTTCCTTCTTATCTACTGTGTCTAACACTGGCTCTGCCTTAATCTCTAGGTGTGTAGTAGTCTTGCCTAAGCATCTATCAATGAGGTACATACTACAGTCTGCCCTTATCTTCTCACTGTCTGCATTCTTAGATAAGTATATGATGTTCTGTATATTACTATCTAAATTTGCTTTGATTGTATTCATTCCTTG